CATCGCCAGCATTCCCGCTTCGGACGCGGCCGCTCCCCTGGTCGTCGCCCGGGTCCGGTCATTCCACTGCGGCTGGACCCGGGCACGTCCGAACCTCTGTCCTAACGAAAGGCCACGATTGCCGCGGCAGTGGCGACGGATGCGGAGATCACGGAGGTCAGGCGACGGCTGAAGTACGACCGCGCCTACTACGCCCAGAACTGCCTTCAGGTCGTCAACGAAGAGAACGAGATCGTGCCGTTCGACCCACGGCCGGGCCAGCGCAAGGTCTACGCCGCGATGGAAGCCCAGAGACGCGCCGGGCTGCCTCAGCGGGTCATCACGGTCAAATCGCGCCGTGTCGGGGTCTCAACGGCCGGCACGGGCATCGTCGTCCAGGACTCGACGCAGGCGGCCAACCAGCGCGCGCTCATCGTCGCCCACGACAACGAGACCGCCGGCGAGCTCTGGGACACCGCCGATCTCATGTACGCCGGGCTGCCGGCTGACATCAAGCCGCCGCTCGTCAGTCGCACGACGTCACGTGGTGGCGCGAAGGGCCTGCACTTCGGCGAGCCCAGCCGCGTCGAGCAGGCGAAGGGCAATCGCGGACTCGACTCCCGGATCTCTATCGACACCGCCAAGGAAGTCGCCGCCGGCCGCGGCAAGCGGATAACGATCCTGCTCGCCACTGAGGTCGCCCACTGGCAGGACGAGCGCAAGACCGCGTCGCTGCTCAACGCCGTCTTCGACCGCCCGGACACGGTCATCATCCTCGAGAGCACCGCCAACGGCCACAACTTCTTCAAGCGCCGCTGGGACGCCGCGATGCGCGGCCAGGGCGGCTTCGCGCCGGTGTTCATCGGCTGGACCGAAGACGAGAACTGTCAGCGGCCGTTCGTCGACGCCGACCAGCGCGCGCGCTTCATCGAGTCGATCGGCACCGGGCCCTGGGGCGAAGACGAGCCGCGCCTGATCGCTCAGCACAAGTGCACCCCGGAGCAGCTGAACTGGCGCCGCTACACGATCGTCGACAAGTGCGAAGGGAAGCTCGAGCTCTTCGACCAGGAGTACCCGTCGGACGCCGCGCGCGCCTTCGTCGGCTCCGGCAAGCACGTCTTCTCGATCGTCTTCATCCAGCGCGCCGTCGATCGCGCCGAAGCGGTCGAACAGCTCGAGCCGGGCAAGGGCGGCCCCGAGGTCGGCGTCTTCAAGGACACCGCCACGACGAAGCGCCGGATCCCCGACGGCGAGGTCGAAGTTCCGACCGCCGCCATGTGGGTGCCGAAGTCGGCCACGGGCTTCAGCGTCGGCCACGAGTTCTGGCGCCGGTGGGAAGTCCCTGTGCTGGGCGGAGAGCCGATCCCGGACCAACCCGGCAAGAAGACGCCGCCAGGCCAGTACATCGTTGCCGTCGACCCCGCAGGCGGCGAGCCGAACACTCAGGACGAGGGCTCGTTCCACGGGATCCAGGTCATCGACCACCGAACGCGCGAGCAGGTCGCCGAGTACGAAGGCCGCCGGCTCGATGCCGACGAGCTCGCCCGCGAAGCGCTCCTGGTCGCGCTCGCCTACAACGGCGCCACGATCTCAGTCGAGATCACCGGCGGTTACGGCTACCCGGTCATCCGCTGGCTGTGGGGCCGCGGCTACCGCCGGATCTACCGCCGGCGCTCCGCCGACCGCGAAGAGCTGATGAAGACGCTGGGCTGGGATTCGAACAGCCGTGGCAAACCGCTGATGGAGGCGACGTTCACGCAGATGCTCCGCGAAGGCACGCACGGCATCCGGTCGCTGAAGCTCGCGCTGCAACTGACCACCTACGTCGTGAAGTCGAACGGCAAGCACGAACCCGACGACGACGCCTTCTCCGACTTGCTGACCGCGTACATGCAGGGCCAGCAGGTCGCATCCGAAACTCGCCTGCGCCCCGACGACGCGGACGCCGGCCCGGTGAACACATGGACAGGGAGCAACTATGGACGTAGCTGATCGACTCGCCCACCAGGGGATCTACGTCCCCACGTCAGCGACCATCCACGGCAGCCAGCCGAAGTGGCGCTGCAACGCGCCCGGCTGCGATGCCGTCTTCTTCGAGGAAGAGGACACGAAACGCGTTCGCCACGCCGCGATGCACGCAAAGCAGGACGTCGACGAGATCCGCGCCGAGGGTGAGCGCCTGCAGCGCCGCGACGTCTTCGGCGAAGGCGACCCCGAGAAGCAGTCGTGGATGCGCCGGCGCCTGCGCCAGCTGGTCGGCAAGGTCGAGAACCCGCTGGACCCCAAGCACTACTGAATCTGTCCTCGCCATAGGCCACCGTTCGCGCCGTTCGCGAACCAGGAGGTCGATCCAATGGCAGCAAAGGGAGCAAAGAAGCGGGCATCGTCCAGTCGCTTGTCGGCGAAGGCGCAGTCCGACAAGCCGCAGACCCAGGATCCGAGCGATCCCGGGACGGCATACGGCGAGCCGGTCCGCGTCGGTCTGGCGACCGGCAGCCGCGCGTCGAGTGTTCTGCCTGAGCGCAACGCGCCCAGTCGTGACACCCAGACGGTGACCCCGATCGCTGATGGCCCGAGCGGCCAGGGCGGCGGTCCGTACAACGAGGACTAGGTCACCCTTCGGCCGAGTCTCTGACGAGCCCGCTCCGGCGGGCTCGTTTCGTTTGTCCACCCTGGCGGCCATTCTTCGCCTGCGCTCACCGCAGACCACAAAGGGGAATCCGTGCCGAAGCGAGCCTGGGAAGTAGCTGCCGAAGACGAACTGCCGAACGGGTGGATGCCCGATTCAGGCCAGCCCGTTGTCGAGATCGACGACCAGGCCGGTTCGATCGGCGAGCAGGAGATGGACGACCAGCTCTTGCAGGAGCTCTACAGCGTGGCGTGGGTCCTGAAGCGATTCGGCGGGGTCTTCTCGATCGCGGCGGACCGCGAAGAGCTCGCCCCCGACATCTGGAAGACGAAGCGCTACCTGATCCTCTGGGAGTCGTACGCGCCCGGCCGGCGCCGCCAGGCCCCAGAGCCCCAGCCCGAAACCGTCGCTGAGCCGGCGGAATCCGAGCTCGAGCCGGCAGCCGCCTAGTGCCCACGCCCGAACTCACGGCGGAGGAACAGGCCGCTCGCAACGAGGTCGTCGAGTGCACGGAGCTGTCTGAGAAGACGCTGAAGCCGTACCGCGACCTGTGCAACGGCCACTACCGCGAGTACCGCGGGGTGCGCGCCTATCGCCAGCAGTTCCGCAACGCTGACCGGCCCGATCGAGACGTGATCTTGCGCGAGGCCATGAACGATTGGGGCGCCGACTTCGACCTGCCGATCGCTTACTCCACGGTCGAGACGATCCTGCCGCGCGCGGTCTCAAACCGCCCCCGAGGCCTTGTGCTGCCGAACGAGCTCGAGGCGGAAGAGAACGTCGAGAACATGCGGCTCCTGATCGACTCGCAGCAGGACCGGATGGGCTACGAGCTGACCAACCAGGAGACGGCGAAGTCGGGCTTTATCTACGGGCTGGGCGCGCAGAAGGAAACCTGGCGCGTCGAGATCCAGAAGGGCGCGAAGGTGCTCGATCGCGCGACCGACCCGAAGCAGATCGGCGCCGAGTACCAGGTCAAGACGAAGGACCGCGAGCTCTACAACGGGCCCTGCATCGAGGACATCGACATCTTCGACCTGTTCTGGGATCCGATGGGCTACATCGACGGGCTCAGGCTTCTTCTCGGCTGGCTGACACACCGCACGTGGCGCGACGATGCCTACGTAATCGAGATGATCCGGGCCGGCATCTGGAACACCGCAGCTGCGAAGACCCTGACCCCCGATGACGTTCCGAACATCGGATCCTCAGAGGGCAAGTACGACGACGCGACGCGCGACCGTCTCGACGCCGCCGGCATGACCCGCAATGGCGTTCCGACCCGGCGTATCCACGAAGTGCTCGAGTACCACCACAAGGGCACCGGGAAGGTCGTCACGGTCTTGGACCGCCAAATCCCGGTCCGCATCGTCGATAACCCCTACTGGCACGGGGACCTGCCCTTCCACTTCTACCGGCCGACGACGCCCGGCATCAAGCAGCTGCAGGGCATCGGCGAGATCGAGCCGATCGCGGAGCTCATCCGAGAGCAGAAGATGTTGCGCTCGCAGCGACGTGACGCGGCGACGATGGCGCTACAGCGGACCTTCATGTTCGATCCGGACGCCGTCGACCGGAATCACCTGAAGCTCGGTCCGGCGATGGCCATCCCGGTCCGTGGCACTGGATCGGTGCGCGACTTCCTGCAGCCGCTCCCGGTCCCGGAGGTCCCCTACTCCACGTACCGCGAGTCGCAAGAGAACCAGAGCGACATCGATCGCACCAGCGGCATCTCGGACGCCCTGACCGGCGCGCAAGGTGCAGCGCAGACGGCCACCGGCGCGCAGCTCGAGACTGCCGCGGCGAACGTCCGAATCGAGATGAAGTCCCGCCGCCTCGAGGTCGAGACCGTCGCGCGCGCCACGCAGCAGCAGATAGCGCTCAACCAGCAGAAGATCGTTTCCGACGTCGACGTTCGCGTGCCGCGCACGCCGGAGCCCGGCGAGACCGATCCGAAGCTCTGGAAGTTCATCAAGCTCACGCCGATGGAGCTGCAGGGCCAGATGTCTTTCGCAGTCGACGGCGGTTCGATGGCGCCGAAGAATCCGGCCCAGGACTCGAATCTCGGCCTGAACGTCTGGAACGCGCTGCGCGACAACCCCGCGGTCGATCAGACGTGGCTCGCGAAGTACTTCCTCGAATCACAGGGCGTCAAGCAAGCTGCAGCGCACCTTCGCCCGCCTGATCCCGGCCTGCCGGCCCCCGCAGTCGACGCGCTGCGCCAGGTCTTCGGCCAGGAAGATGTCGATCGCATCATCGAGCAGTCGATGGCGCAGATGCAGGAGCAGGGCTAGATGGGCACGCCGTTCGACCCCCAGGCGCTACCGCCGGAGCTGCAAGACCTCCCGCCGGACATCGCCGAGCAGCTAATGGCCGAGGGAGGCCAGGCACCGGAGCAAGGCCCAGAGCAGGTCCCGGAAGACATGCCCGAGGACCACATCGACCTGACTGATCTCTACGAGGCGATCCACGCCGGCACGATGCTCTGCAAGGGCTCGAAGTCCGGTGCCGAGTTCCAACAGGCCGCCGCCGGCGTCAAGGACCTGATCGGCTCCGTGCTCGAGCTGACCGGCGCGGGGGACCCAGCCCCCGACGAACAAGAGGGTGGGGGAAGTGCTCCCGGCGCCGGCGAGTAGGACGACTCAGCCTTACCGCCGCGGTGTGGCGCGGGGTGTGTCGCCTGTGCTGAGCGCAATGCTCGCGGGCAAGCCGTTCTTCAGCCGGAACCCAATGGACGCGCAGCGCGAGTTGCAGCAGCGGGCGCGCCTTTCAGCGCTGCTCGCGACCCGTCTTCGCGGGTAGCGCTTTTCTTCTGTCCTAAGCACAGACCACGATTCGCGCTGTGCAAGGCCAGGTTGATAGCGGCACGTCGAACCGCATTGCGGACGAATGGTCCGTCGCGCAGGCGATCGAGGCGGGGGACACCGTCCGGTCACTGCTCGAGCACCCGGGATGGGAGCTCGTGATGGGTCTCGTGGATGCGGCGCGTGCTGACGGTATGGCCCGGCTCATCAACGCCAACCGCCCGCTTGAGCAGGCGGAGTACGCCCAGAAGCTCGCCGTGCTTGACGGCATGGCCTTCCCGGCGGACGTGGCGACAACGGTCATCGAGAGCGCCGAGCTGGCTGTTCGGCGCTCGAAGGAAGTGGCGGCGCTCGAAGCGGCTGCCACAGAGGGGAGCTGACGGTGGAAGTAGCGAGCGTTCCAGGCGAGGCAACACCGACGGGCGAGGCGCCCGAGGCGGTCACGCCAGAAACGCAGCCGGCAGCACCCGCGTTCGACGCGGCTCGTTTCGAGTCGGTCGAATCACGGCTGGGCGAGGTCTCCGAGGGGATGCGTGCACTGATGTCGCGGATCCCGGAGCCCCAGGCCGAGCCGATCCCCGACTTCGGCGAGCAGTTCGAAGACCTTTGGTCGGAGACGGGCGGAATGCCCGACCCCGGCCAGCTTCAGTCGCTCGTCGACCAGCGGGCCCAGCAGATCGCCGAGCAGATCGTCGGTCCGCTGGCGCAGCAGTTCAACGAAATGCGAGAGGGCATGACGGCAGAGAAGCTGGACGCCCTTCAGCAGAAGCACCCAGAGCTGCAGGACCCCGCGCGGGCCTCGCAGCTCGTCGATGCCGTGGTGACGCGCGCACAGGCCTACGGAAATCCTGGCCTCGCGAACAACCCGGACTTCGTCGAGATGGTCCACCTGTCCGAGAAGGCCAGGGCACTCGGAGCGCAGGAGACACCTGCCCCGCAGGGACCGGAAACGCATCTGGAAACCGGCGGCGGAGCCAGCCCGGCACAGCCAGACGCAGACCCGTTCGACGCGATCTTGGGGGCCGGGCGAAAGCCCTCCGTCTTCTGATCGCGGCGATTCATCCCTGAGTCAAGGAGAGCCCTATGGCTGTCGTCGCAGGACAGAGAAACACCAGCAACATCACGCAGGACCAGCGTCGGATCGACATCGGGAACCGCATCGCGCTTCTCGAGCCGGAGTCGACGCCGCTGACCGCACTCCTGAACCGCATCGGTTCTGAGCGCGCGATCTCGCCGAAGTTCCAGGCACTCGAGGACGAGCTGGCCGCACGGTTCGACGCCATCAACAACGGCGCCGGCTACGCGAGCGGCGCGACTTCGGTCGTCGTGGACAACGGCGGTTACTTCAACGTCGAGGACCTGGTCCTCGTGACCCGCACGGGCGAAATGGTCCGCGTCACGGCCGTCAGCACGAACACGCTGACGATCACGCGCGGCGTCGGTTCGACCGCCGCGGCGATCGTGGACAACGACGAGCTCTACATCCTGAGCTCGGCCGCGATGGAAGGCGACGTCTCGAAGCAGGCCCGGAGCGAGACGCCGACCGTCATCACCAACTACACCCAAATCTTCAGGGACCCGTTCGACGAGTCGAACACCCTGCGGAGCTCGGACACGGTTCATACGCCGCACGACTGGGCGTACGTGCAGAACAAGAAGGGGATCGAGCACTCGACTCGCATCGAGCGCGCCTTCCTCTTCGGCAAGCCGTCGGAGTCGGGTTCGCCGGCCGTCCGCACCACGGGCGGGGCGTTCCACTTCATCGGCTCGACCAACCAGACCGACGCCGGAGGCACCTTCTCCGAGACGGAGCTGTGGTCGTCTGC